GCCACCGGACCCACGGGATATTGACCATGACCCCTGAACAACTCCAAGCCGCCGTTTCCGGATTCCTCGCCGGCGCCCGCGACAAGGCCGCCGGCGGCCTCACCGTCGCCGAGTTCGGGAGCCTCGTCGTCGAGCTGCTCCGCCTGGCGGTCGCCGGCTTGGACACGATCTCCACCCTCGACGGCCCGGCGAAAAAGGCGTGGGCGCTCCAGGCGGTCGGGGTGCTCTTCGACACCGTGGCCGACGCCGCGGTGCCGCTCCCGGCCCGGCCGGTGTGGTGGATCGTCCGCCCCGCGGTGCGGTCGCTGGTGCTCGCCGCGGCCGGCGGGGCCTTGGAGCAGGTGCTGCGACTGACGCGGGCGGTGCCCGCACCGGAGGCCACCGCGTGACGATCCCTCTCCCGCTGCTCTTCGTCGCCGCCGCCCTGGCCTACCTCTCCTGGCGTGGGTCCGCGGCCCCCGCCGGCGCGCCGTCCCTGCCGCCTATTGGGCCGCCCGGGCTCGCGCCCCCGGGCGCGCCGGCGACACCGGCCGCCGGCGGGGTGACGCTGTTCCGGGTCGCCCCGTGGCTCCTTGTGGCGTGGCTGGCGTTTTCCAGCTTCCGGAATCCGGAACGTCCTGACGTGCCGCCCGCCCCGGCCCCCGCGGTCGGGCTCGACCTCCGCGGGAAGTTCGTCGGTTCGGAGGCCGCGGCCGACGCGGCGATCACGGCGGAGCTGCTCGCCAAGCTCGCGGACGCGATCGAGTACGACGGCGCGCACGACCGCCGGCTCACGACCGGTGCCCAGCTGGCCGACCTCCGCGCGGCGGCCCGCGAGTACCGCACGGCCGGGGTCTCCCTCGGCCAGCGTCAGCCGCTCGCCCGCGACGCCATCAAGGCGTTCCTCGACCAAGAGGTCGGCACCGACGGCGGCCCGATCGACGACGCCGCCCGCGCGCGGTGGGTGACGGCATTCCGGGCGATCTCCGCGGCGGCCCGCACGGCGATCGGGAGGTGAGCCGATGACGCGCCAGCAGAGAATCTGGTCGTGGTCCGCGGTGGCGCTGGTCGTCGCCGCGGCGCTCCTGGGTCTCGCGGTCGAGCGCGTCGCCAGTCGGGCCCGGGAGGTAGGGAGCCGGTTCGGCTACACGCCCGACCCCGAGGGCACCCGGCAGTTCCTCGCCGAACTCGACCACCCGACGTTCGGCGACGCCGGCCGCGAGGCGATGCGCGAGGCCCGCGGCGTCGATGTGTTCCTCTACCGGCACGTCGAGAAGGCACACCAGAAGGTCTACGGCCTGCCCTGGAAGTGCTGGAACCAGGGCGACCACGGATCGTGCGTCTCGTTCGCGTTCGCGCTCGGCTCGTACACCGGACAAAGCGTGGACTTCACGCAGGGCCGGATGCCGCGTCCGCCTCCGGAGGTGGCCACAGAGCCGATCTACGGCGGGTCGCGCACGGCCGCGCGGATGCCCCCGCAGGCTCGCAACACCGGCGGTGACGGCTCCTACGGCGGCGCGGCCGCCCGATGGATCGCCGGCCGGTGCAAGGATCCGACGCTCGGCGGCATCCTCTACCGCCAGGTCTACGGCTCCGTCGATCTGACCACCTACTCGATCCCGCGGTCGATCGAGTGGGGGCGGGATGGCGTGCCGCTCGAGCTCGCCCGCGAGGCGAACAAGGTCAAGGCGGTCGCGGTCGCGCAGGTGCGGACGTGGGAGGAACTGTGCGCGGCGATCGAGCGAGGGTCGCCCGTGGTGCTCTGCTCCACGGTCGGCTACGGCCGATGGGACAACCGCAACCCGACCCGTGATGCCGATGGGTTCCTGCCCCGCGGGAAGCCCTGGGCCCACGCGATGCTCTGTTGGGGCGTCAGGCACCAGAAGAACGGGTCTCCTCGCGACGGCGGGCTGATCCAGAACTCCTGGTCGGAGCGGTGGTGCGGCGGACCGAAGTGGCCGTCGGACCAGCCCGACGGCTCGTTCTGGGCTTCGCGCGCCGACATCCAGGCCGCCCTCGACCAGGGCGATTCGTTCGCCATCGGCGGCGTCGATGGCTTCGAGTGGCGCGTGCTCGACCACGGCGAATGGTTCGAGCCCGCGCCGCCGGCAGCACCCGTCCTCCCGCAACCCGCCCGCGTGATCGCGGGCCTGTTCTCCCTCGCTCCGTGAGCCAGCAATGACGATCACCGTATCCCGCAACACCATCTACCTCCTCCTGGCCGCCGTGGTGCTCGGCTGGTGGCTCGGCTCGTCGCCGGCGTCGCCCGTCAATCCGCACCCGGTGCCCGACCGGCCGGTGCTCACGGCGTTCGTGCGGCTGGCGAAGATCGCCGCGCGGCTCGGCCTCTGGGCCGCGCTCGCCGCGGAGCAGCCGCCCGAGGAGCGGCAGCAGCTCGTCCAGACGCGGCGCGTCGACGCCGAGGGACACCCCGTGATCGACCACGCGGAGGGCTGGTGATGGACCCGATCTTGCTTGAGATCGTCTTGTGGGTCGCCGGCTTCGCCGCCGTCGGCAGCGCCGTCGGCGTGGTAGTCGTGCTTGCCGGCTGGTGGATCGTCGCGCGGGTGGCGGCTTGGCTCAAGGGATGAAAACGGTACACCAGATCGGTGTATCAAAACCGAAGGTGCAATCGTGACCCTCTACCGCTCCCTCGATCTTTTCTCATTCGTCGCGGTTGGAATGTTCTGCCTGTGCTACGCCTGGCGACCGCTTCCTGCCTATCTGTGGCCGGAAATGTTCGGCTCGGAATACGTCAGGCTCGCTGTTGGCGACCCCGGAAACGTTGGGCTGATGCTGCGGTGGATGTTCCTCGACATCCCGGTCGGATCGGCGGCCGGAATCGCCCTCATCATCAAGGGGCTCTCCAAGTGACCCTCTACCGCTCCATCCTCGCGTGGCTCGCGGCGCTCTCTGCCGACCCGGCGGAGATCGACCGGGAGCCGCCGCGCGCCGCGGCGGCGGTCGCCGCCGCCTACGCCACGTTCGCGCCCGACGCGCCCGCGCCCCCGGCTCCGCCGGCACCGACGGAGTGCCCGTGCGGCGGGACGTGCCGCGGGACCGGGGTCTACCGGCCGGATGGCCGGATCGAGATGAGGTGCGAGCCCGGGTGCAGCACGTGCAAGCGTGCCGACCCGGCACCGTGCCGGTGCGGCGGGCCGTGCTCGAGCCGGTGCTCGTGTGGGTGCGTGTCGGTGCTCCAGGCGGAGTGCACGGACGGACGCTGCGGGACCGGCCCCGCCCCGAGCCGCTGAACGGCCACGCCCGCGGGCTGCCGTCGCGCCGGGGCGGGGCTCACCCGCCTGCAGGCTTCCTCGGCCGCGGCCCCGGGCGGGCCGGGCTCCGCCCGGCCGCCCGTGCCTCCACCGCGGCGCGCGGGATGAACCGTACGCCGTCGATCTCCACGGCCGGGAGCTGGCCGGAGGTGATGAGCTGATCCACCCGAGCCCGGCCGACGCCGAGGAGGCGGGCCGCGGTCGTGGGGCGGATGTAGTCGGCGGTGTTGATGCGGGGGCTCATCGGTGGAACTCCGCCCACGACACGATCTCGTCCGCCTCGGCGTCGATCACCCACTGCCAGTGGTCGTCTCCGTCGGCGTGGTCGTCCAGGATCGTCTCGGCGTGCGGAGCGAGGCGGTCGTCGCCGCGGACGCGGGCCTCGGCCTCGCGGTAGAGCCGCTGGGTGCGGTCGGCGTCGGTCAGCATGCGGACGCTGCCGGTGAACGGCTGGCCCTGGAACGTCCACTCGCCGGCGTCGTTCACCTCGTAATCGGCAGCGGCGACGGAATCCCACTCCTTGCGGGTGTAGGCCACGTTGTCGTTGGTCAGCATCACGCGAGCTTTCTCGTTGCCGTGGGTGATCTCGTGCGTCGGAATCCATAAGGCGTTCATCGTCGTCTCCTCGTGTCGTCTCGTCGTGTCGTGGCCCGGCGGCGAAGTGCCGCCGGGCGGGGCGGGCGTCAGGTCAACGTCCCTCACACTTCAGGCTGGCCTTCTCGGCGGCCTGCTTCGTGGCGTAGCCGTTCATGTTGTTCGC